TCGGGCGTGAATGCCACATACAAAGCGAGTGCGATAAATGCCAATATCGTAAGGCATCCAATAAAGAAAATTGCAATTACAATGCTCATAGTTGTGTTATTTTAGTTGGTTTTAAATTGTGATAAGTAATAAGGTCCTCGATAATATCGGTAAATTGTTGTCCTAGTTCAAAGCGCATTGAGTTAAGGGCAATGTAGCCGTGTTTCATATATGGCTTTGATTCATCGGGGAAATTGCCAACTAATCCGTTGGCAACGTCAAATGCCTTGTAGGTGGCTTGGTAATGCCAAACGCTCACCAACATTTCGTCATTAATAAATTCAATAGTTGCCATCGATGTATGCCTCCATTAATTTAGTTTCGCAAATAAGTCTTGCGCTTTTTTGCAATTCGGGTTCGGTGTCATCGTTGTAATAGTCAATTGCCAATGAATTGTTGGTGGAAGCGATGCAAAGTTGGTCGTTTACCCAGCCCCTAATTACGTAACGGAAACCCATTTCGGTGTTGTGCGTTACAATGATGTTTTTAATTTCAAATTTCATAGTATTGTTTTTTAAATGGGGGCGGTTAAGCCCCCGTTTTGATTTTAGTTATATCTTGTTATTTGCCATTGCCCATTCCAAACATTTTGCACACACATTGTTGATATTGTCATTATATGCATTTATAAATTCTTTTGTTTTTACTGCGTGTGTTCCCCTACTATTTCTAAAAAGATGTCTTCCGCATTGCATTCTGCTTGGGTGTAACTTGTTGTTTCCTAAACTTGCGAATAAATGTGCTTTATATTGTTCGTTTTTCATATCACAAATATATAACCACTTTTTATATTTGCAAAATAAAAAGCAATAAAAGATAAAAATATTTTGAAGAAAGTTGCTAACTTATTTATAATGAACGCAATGCGTTGATAAGATTTTCTTGGGGAAATACGTCAGATTTGTCGGGGCGTACACTACAATGCGTAAAAACACCTTCTTCACCTCTTAATGCACGGGGGCAAATATCAAATATATCTTCTTGGTAGGTGATGTCTATTCCGTAACGCTCATTCCACAATTTCAATAAATCAACCACGCTATCAATTTGGGCATCGGTGTATTTATGGTAATACTTTGAACCTCTAAATGGCTTATCCAAAACCGCTACTTCAGATTCTTCAATCTCACCACCTACATAGTTAAGGTATTTTTTGCCCTTTTTCGTGAGGATTCCCCAACTTATTAGTTCAATCCCTATACTTACCTTATCGAGATTGAGATATGGCAAGGAATGTGCCTTAAAATGCTTATTTGCTAATCCTAAATGATACGCCCAATATTGGCTTCCGAAACCTTGTTTGATTGTACCGTCACGATCAATAACCACGCAAGTGGCAACACGGGGTTTATCCGAACCCCACCAACGGTAAATGTCATCGCCTTTGCCAGTTCCAGCCGTGTGGTGCAAATAGATTTGCTTTTTACCAACTGCCTCGTGGTAATAATCTTTGAATGGTACTTGAACGATTTTCATTTTTTAACGAATGTGTTATAGTGAAACATTGATGCCCAAGTCCATAAAGAAGCATAACCGATATTTATCAATATTTCGGGAATCGGTGGGTATTGAGCCGTTAAGACATTGTACAAAGCCCCAATTGCTGGAATTGCTAATCCAGTTCTTAACATAACTTGTTCAATTAGGGTTAATCGTGCCAATGCCTTTATATCCCTACCGAATACAAATATGTAAAATAGGGTTGCATTTACGCAGATTAATAAGTTTGCGAGTTCGTTAATTGTTTGCATCGATTTTTTCTTTAAAGAATTTTTTAGTAACCGCTTCTACTCCTTTTAATCCTAAGAATCCAAGAATAAAAGCCACGCCATTTTTATAGTTAGTATCTGAAATGCTCAAAGCCGCACATACAACGGGTGTAATATAGTTGGCACTTGCCACGCCCGTTATGATCGCAAAGAATGTTTGCTTGATGTTTTGAGCCGAACCCTTACCAAGCAACAACAACGAGCCAAAAAGACCCGCTATTGATTGCATTATATTTATTCCTATTTCATCTAAAAACGTTTTCATAAAAGACATTTTAAATTACCTCAATGTACTCCGATCCGTAAACCTCACCCAATTTTCCTACAACTGCATTAATCAATAAAGATTCTGCACTTTCTGTCTTGTAATTTTTTTCGGTTAGTTCGGCTTGAAATACGGGGTTGAAATCTGCCACACCTTGTAAGGGTTGTAGTCCTTGTGTGTAGGCATCTTCACTCGCATAGATAAATGTCGCAATTTGACTTGGGATTAACCCATCTTTCAAATCTTTTACTGAAGCATAGCCTTCCGCTATGGTTACTACTGAACCGCTTGGTATACTGATACCGCTATTCAAATTAATTGTTGTGTTAATTTTTATGTACATAGTTTTTAAAATAAGTCGTTCCAAGATGTGCCGTTATAGCAACATAATTTATTTGTTGTTGAATCGTAAACTATCAAGCCACTTGCTGGGCTACTGATGGCGTTCTTTTCCGTTGTTGTCATTCGCGGTGGTAGGAAGCCTTGGGTGGTGCTTGATACATCAAGTTTAGCAGAAGCATTTGGTAATGTGCTTCCAATTCCTACTCTTTGATTTCCATTCCCAGTTAAAACTAAACCTAAAGTATATGCACTACCATCAAATGATTTCACACCAAAACCACCAAATGCATTTATACCCATTCCCGAACTATAAATTCCAGATACAGCATCATTAAAAATTATATTTCTTGAACCGTTTGAATATCCTATACTTGGACTTCCAGAACTTGAAATTCTTATATTACCATCATCTGTCACCTTCAACAAATCCGTACCAATGCTATTCTGCACTAACAAAGATGAAGTTGCGGATGTTGAGCCACTTCCTTTGAGTGTAGTTTGCAACCCATTGGCTACAAATCCACCATTTGGGTTAGTTAGGATTAAATCACTGTTATTTTGATTAAATGTTGCAGACCTTGAACCCCCTGACGCTCGTAAAAATGTTAATGTTGATTGATAACCACTTGCAGTATAATCTCCAATTTGAACAACCCTATCATTTGCAACTGAAAAAATACCTGACCCTTGTTGGTTTGCTATTTGAACTGACCTTGCAGTTGTATTGTCTACACCTATGGCGTGTATAGTGCTTGTCGGAACATTTGTCCCAACCCCCAACCTCTTATTGGTATTATCCCAAAATAGATTTGAATCACTTGCAAAGGCACTACCATCACTAAATTGAATTGCACCAGCCCCACCGCTTGGATTGGTTGATATCGGACTTCCGTTTTGTGTTACCGTACCCGTAAAGTTTACACCCGTTGTGGAAACCTCCATCGGTAAATCATTACCCGCACCATCGCTTAAAACTTTTGCAGTTCCATCGACATTGGTATTATTACCTATTTTTATTAACCCTTGAAAAGTATCTGCGGGGGTTAAACCGCTTAATGTATTGCTCATATTAATTCCAAGTTGTATTTATTGATTGCCATTCATTTGTTATTAACTGCCATTGCGATTGGTTAAACGCTGGTTGCCCAACTATCGGTCCGATGCCTTGCGCCCATATACTACCATCACAACATTTAACGGAGTATTTTAAAGTATCTTTACAAAGACACCCACGCTTTCCACCCTTTGGGGATGACCTCGATGGGGTTTGTTTTATATTTTCTTTATTAGCCATATTATCGTTATTACTAAAAACATCACCACCCAAAAATCGGGGGCTTGATACCATTTTTGAACCTCTAATTTTGGCACTACCACTTTTTTCGTGATTTTGATCGTGTCCCCCTTAAGTGTCTGAACAACCCGAATAGTATCGTGAAAGCGATATATAACAGTATTAAAGCGTTCATTCTCGATTTTGATGGTATCTATTAACTTTGTAACAAAGGTATCGTTAAAACGCACGGAATCACGTATTATCAATGTGTCAATTTCACGGATTACTTTTTCAGTTATGATATTCGGGTTTTTCTTAACCGCTTTTTTTAAATGCCATTGTGCAGAACACGAAGAAAAAAAAATGCCTAAAAATAATACTTTAGCCACGCCCTTAAATAATGGGTTTGCTTTTGGCATTGCCTTTTTTAACTCGGCATAAACCTTTGTCAATTTCTCGACTTTGTCCGCTTTGGGCTTATATGGCTTTTTTATAGATTCCAATTCGTGTAATTAGAAGGGTCGCTATCGGGGTACATTTGCGATTCTTGATCGGCTGTATATTCGGGGAATAATTGAGGGTAATAACTCAAATAACTCACACATTTACCACGATACGTTTCCGCAATATCCCTTTGGCGTTTTACCAATGTATCAATTTCGTCCTTTGCGGGTAACAATGTCGCTTCTGGACTATTTCGTAGAATACCAGCGTTGCTAATTTCGTATCCGTGAAATAACATCAAATCTGCCATTGCGTAGTGGATAAGCATCGGTTGGATATATTGTTCAACCAAAGTTAAGTAATTTCCAGTTAAAGTGCTATTTTGAACGTCCGTCAATATCTTACGATATAACTTTGTACCCAAAACCTCTTGGGCTTGAATGTCTTGAGCCACTTTAATAAAGGGCGTTACCTTATCAACGTCAATATTCCCTTGTAATTGGGTAAATTTAAACAAATGCTGCTCTGTAATGAGCAATACGTTATCGTTTGCGTACATCTTTACTTATTCTTTAAACTGCCCTTATTTGGTAAATCAATTGTTTTGGTGGATGCTATATCCCAACTCGGTGGTGCAAATGGTACACCAGCAGAATCCGCACTTTGATTGCTTACCCTTTTGTAATTATCTTCAATTTGACGAATGGTTGCCGCTTTTTCTTCGGGGGTTAATGGTATGAATTTACCATTTTCCATACGCTTACGCATATACGTTAAACGATACCATTGGTGGTGACAATTAACACCGCCTTTATATTTCCAAATAGAATAATTCGATTTACCACTTGGTGCGAATTGTCCATTGACACCTTCATCGCCCATTTTGTCAATATCCTCTCTACGATACACAACACCCATTTTGGCATTCGCTACCATATCCTTACAAAACACCCGTGAATTTCCTTTGTTGCTCATTGGGGCGTATCGGTAACGAATCAAATATACTCCTTTGTCATCCTTTGATTTTTCATCGGGTTCTGCAAAACGCTTAAAAAAATTGTATTGCTTTGGTTCTGCATCGGCATCTGTAACGGGCTTTTCATCTATCAATTCAAATTCCTCGCCAATAACTTCGCCTTTATCCTTCAAATAATCTAACCATTCACTCTCCGCTTCATTTGTAAATTCGGGAACTGCTTCGGCTTTTCCTTCAAAATACGAATAGCAAATCGCTGCGGCTTGTTCTTGGGATTTACCTTCACCAACTACAACGGGAATACAACGGGAAATAA